CGTAAGGGACGGTCGGAAACGGCAAGCCCACCTGGCCTTTTCTTGTAAGTCTTTCTTAAGAGGTCAGTGATGTTTGATTATCACCGTCGGCAGCCACCAAAGTTTGCAGGGATTTCTCTAACCAAGAAGTCTCCAAGACATCCTTCTGTAAGTCGCTAAGTATAGCGGTGACACTGGGTCCCTCCGGGGAGTGCTTAGAGTCATTTAGAACAGCTTACATACAGAAGTTAACAGCCTGACCCAGATAAATCTGGATCGTGCAGGGAGTTACCCTCGTGAGTCGATAGCTCGGACCCACGGTTACTTGAGTGTGCTCGCACCTCGCTCTAACAGCCGGATATGAACTGCTCGATGCTCATCAGAAAGATTACACCATCACATATAGCGACAATGAAGTTATTCTCATGGTTCCGAGCATGTAAAATAGATATTCCAGTATATAAGGATTTCATCAGAAAAGGTGAATTCGAGTATATATGTAATATGCTAGTTACACTAAGTAATGAATGTGAATTAATGCGACACTACAAAGTCTTGGCGCAACGGATTGTTGTTCTTTGGGATTGTAGCGGGACAACTTGGTTGTCCGCTTATCTCAAAGAAGTGCAACGTCTGTTACACCAGAACCTTGCAGGTGAACCTGATACTGAGTATCCGGATCCTGCGGTAGCTGTGTCAAGAGATAAGTTTGGATTACCCCGAATTATACCTTCGCCATTGCGGCTAAAGTTTAATGAAGGGAATCCAAACACCGTAAGGTGTATCTTATCAATTGTTGGGCTGTATCGGTCAATAATGGCCGACCCGGTGCTGAAAACTCAGACTATTGAGTCTGGGCCTTCTGCTAGTCGATTAGTTTTCACTAGCGAAGAACTTTCATCGGTTCGACGGTATTTTCCGAAAACGTTCAATTGGAACAGTGCGGAATCACTAATGAGTAATTCTGCGGGGCCTAACCACTCTAAAGCTACAAAAGGGATGGCATATGATGCGATCGCCTTTTGGAAATACCCTTTAGTATGGGGGTATTTTGCTTTACTCTGTGTTATAACGGGCTCTTACCGAGCTCTTTATAGACAGATGTTTATGGCTGGGCCCTTAGCTCCTCTGACGTTGTTCTTCAAACGGCAGCATCGGACGAATAAAACAAGGAAATTGGTCCTTGGTAGACTTTCGTTGAAACTTGAAGCTGCTGGTAAAGTTAGAGTCTTTGCAATCACCGATTGGTGGTCGCAATGTTTACTCTATCCTTTACACAGTAGTATATTCTCTTTCTTGAAGAGAACGAAGACAGATGGTACTTTTGACCAGACTGCCCCCTTCAAGTCTCTACTAAAGGCTATCGAGGAGTGCCGATTTCCGGCTTATTCGTTTGACCTGTCTGCAGCGACTGATAGATTACCAATCCAACTTCAAGAGCAGATTTTAGCTTCCTTCGTAGGGAAACTGAAAGCTGCATGTTGGAGAGGTCTTCTAACAGGGCGACCATGGTTCCTAAAGGACCATGCTCTGTTCTACGGGACAGGGCAACCAATGGGTGCCTACTCGTCGTGGGCGATGTTGGCTCTAACGCATCATTACGTTGTTCAAGTGGCTGCATGGAAGTGCGGATGGAAGAAGTTCTATCCGTTCTATGCAATCCTTGGAGATGACGTTGTCATCTTACGTAAGGATGTGGCGGAAGAGTATTATACTCTTATGACTTCTTTTGGTGTTGAGATCAATCGATCGAAATCCATAGTCTCTGAGAAGGGACTAATGGAGTTTGCAAAACGACTGATTAGCCCTAGAGGGGAATATACCCCTCTTGGTTCTTCAGTTGTGCTGCAGGCGTACCGAAACCCGTATTGTATGACGGGTCTCGTTACGGACGCCTTAAGAAAGTCTTGGCCACTTTCGCTTGCCGCTGTAGAACGAGCTTTATACTGTACTCTCCCCCTGCGAAGGAATCTGGCGAAACCTTCGAAAGAGAGAATGCATTATAGAGCTCTTGCTAGTTGTTGGGCAGCTTTAGGAGAGTTCGGGCGGAGTCGTCCATTAGTTGAACAGGTGTTATCAAGACCTGACCAGCTAATTGACACGACTCAACCGCTGAATCTCACTACCCAACTTCGGGAACTGTGTTGGTCAATTATGATCAACGCAGAACCTGAAGTTCGACGTCTGGTCCGAAGAGCTCATGATACTCTTAACGAGTTCAAGAGCACCTGGCAAGTACCTCCAAAAGAGATGCTTGTCGGGTCTTCGGTACTAGCACGGTGGTTCTACACCGTTTGGTTGACGTACTCTTGGTACCCTGCTGTGTCGTATCATGTAGCCTATGGTTACATGAATGCGGCGACAGGGGAAGATACCATATCTGCGCTTTCGGATAATCCGGAAGTTCGGAGAGTGGCAGAGTTGTGGAACCGATTAGGTTCCGCACTCGTATCCGGTAGTGAAATAAACCTTACTACTGAAGAGTTGCACACCGTTATGGCATGGATCTCGTCTGCTCCAGGTTCGCAGGCTAAGCCGTGGTGGTCTTCTGATAAAGACTCCAAGGCGAAGTTACTGCAATCTGCTAATCGAATCCACAAGGTTTTACGAACCTTCGAAGATAGATTGGCAAAAGTACCTTCATATCCTCTAGTGAGGTATGGAAGTCCTGGCTGGCAGAGTTCTGTAGCATTGGTTCTTATCGTAAGCGATTCGTCGTTGGACGAAGGCTCAGGATCATTACCTGGGGACGAGTTTCTTACGACTCGACCGTCATTACTTGCGTAATCGCAGTGGACTTGCGAGTTAAGTCCGTCTTATGGAAATAGGGCCCTTTGGGCCTGGGGACCATAAGATCTAC